TCACTCTCATGGTACCGTAAATGTTTACTTGCGTACCGGTCTTCTCAAATACTTTATTTGGGAAGTCATACATATTAACATCCCAGTTACTTGTAGCTTCTATAATTGGAATACCAGATACATCATTTACCATGTAAATGCTTCCTGATGTTACGTCTGTTACTGTTAATTGGCTACCTGCACTTGTTGATCCAAAATCAGCTATTATGTTAGTTCCGCTTGTTGCTACTGCAGATGATTGTGTAAATGTTGCTGCTACTCGGAATGCTGTTTCTGTTTGTGATCCTGTTGTTTGATAAAAAGTAGGTGCAATGTTTACACCATAGTATTGTCCTCCAATAACGTTAGAAGCAGATATAATAGGAGCTATGCTAAATGCAGATTGTGATGCTGCAAGTGACATTGTAGGTGAAGTAAATGATACTTGACCATTGTCTAAGATGTTTAAAAGATCAACAGGAGTACTATTCCTTACATGTATTGTTTTTGTAGCACTTGTTGTTCCTGATCCTTGTACAGTTAGTCTTGTTGAAGTAGCACTTGGGTAACCAGCTCCTATTGATGTAGCACTACTTCCCACTATCAAATAGTTTCCTGCTGTTCTAACTTCTCCTGTTGTGTTTAAGAATACGTTAGTGCTATCTAAACTAACTCCAGCAGCTAGGTTCCATGCCCAATCTCGTAATCTAAATCTTGTGTTGTACGCACTACCACTATAATCTATAAGATTAAAGTCGGTAAGTGAGCCACTCATGTTTATAGTACCATTTATTCTTGTACTACCACTTACGTCTAGTTTGTATCCTGAGTCTGTTGTCGATGTACCGATAAGCACATTACCTGTTGATACTACTGTTAATGCAGCAACTCCACTTCTTCCTAATTGTAGATTACGATTTGAAGATAGTAATGCGTATGTCGAATTATCAGTAGTTAAGTAATGACTACTGTCTCCAAAATAAATTGTTCCATTGACAAAAGCATTTCCTCCACTTACATGAAGTTTTTGAGTAGGAGCATTAGTTCCAATACCAACATTGCCACTTCCACTTACATATAAAGCAGGTCCTGCTGATGAGCTTGCTATTAATAATGCTTGTGAAGTTGAGCCACTGATGTATAATCTTGCTCCTGGGTCTGTGAATGTTCCACCGTTTTGTAAAGCAAAATTCCCTGTGGTTGCAAATATTTGTGCAACTTGTGTATTACCAATAAAAAAGTTTAATGGTGATCCTTGTAATCTTAATGCTGGGGTATTTGGTGATGTTCCACCTACTACAACTGTGCCTGTTCCAGCTGTGTTTACTAATGGTAGTATGGTACCACTTGTTCCAATACCGAAAATACCTTCATTTACTTTAGCACTACCACTTACAGTCAAACTACCTGTTGGTATTATAACACTACCATACAAAGTTTGAGTATCATCAGCATTATCTCCTAATGTATTTGATCCTGTAGATAGCACAGTCTGATTAACTACCAATGTGTTTATAGAAGCTGTGCCTGATACAGTCACATTACCAGTTATAATTTGATTTCCTATAAACGTATTTGATCCTGTAGTTGCTAGAAAGCTAGTATCTACAGAGCCTGATGGGCCTTGTGGTCCTGTAGGTCCTACTGGCCCTTGTGGGCCAGGATTATTTATAATGATTGTACGCATTAGACTGTTACTTGGTTGCTTAAGCTAATTTGCCCTTCTAATAATCTAACTGTTAATGGACAAGCGCCACTACCTGAATATATTTCTAGATCGTATTTAGCTGTGGTAAATGTAAGTAAAGACGAAGTACAAGCAGCTATATATATTCCAATAGAACCACTAGTAGGTGGTGTACTTCCATTGCTTCCGCTAAAATTTAGGCCAGTACCATCAGCATTTAAAGAACTAGATAATGTTAAATATACTGTACGGTTAGGGTTAGATGAGTAGTCAGATGCTATTTGCATACGACCATAATATCCAGTTAAGTCAACTGGGATGTCACTAGAGTCTTTATACTGGATTTCAAAATTAGTTGTAGCTCCTTGTTCTATAGTAAATGAATATCTTCCTGCTGCCATGTTATATGTTTAGCAATAAATATTAGTCTCTGTAGTCTGAGTAGAGTTTAAGTATAGGCTCTACAATTTCGTGTCTATGGTTGGTTTTAAGAGTTACTACTTTAACTCCCTTAATTTCCGCTTCTAATCGAGTGAAAAATCCAATTCCAGAATCTTTCTTTTGTTTTAAATCTGTTTGAGTGATGTCTCCACAGAATATCATTTTGCCACCTTTACCTAAACGACCTAATATCATTTCTGTTTGACCATGAGTAATGTTTTGACATTCATCTACTATCACTACAGCATCAGGAAATGTTCTACCTCTCATAAATGCAAAAGGTACAATTTCAATTTGCCCATCAGCTACTAATTTTTCTATTTTAGTCTTATCATATAACATATGTAAGTTAGCATAGATAGGAGCTAACCATGGATCCATTTTTTCTTTTAAGTCACCTGGTAGGAAACCTATTTCTTCTTTTGCTACTGTAGGTCTAGTGATAATTATTCTTTCAATATCTTTTTTAAATAACAGATCTAAAGCAACTTGACAAGCAACTAACGTTTTACCTGACCCAGCCATACCTTTTAATAATGTAACTGGGTGGTCTAAGATTAATTGTTTTGCTTCTTTTTGCTCTTCATTTAACTGAATTTTGAATGAGATAGGATTTTTAGGCTTTCTTTTTTCTTTAAAGATTTTTTGAGCCTCTTCAGTTCTGTTGAAATCGGTCATGACTTATTATTTGTGTATAAATATCAACAAAAAAGCCCAGAATAATCTGGGCTTAATTGTTAGATATTATCTAAAGTTAGCTTACAGGGTGTTCAAACCAGCTATGTAAACTTTACCATAGAATTCAGGACGTAACATCTTCTTAGCATAGCGAGTCAACAATCCTTTACGTGGAGTGAAGGTGTTTGGATCGTAGATAAGAGGAGTCATGATCAACGGAATATATGGAGCGAACACAGCACCTGCTTCTAAGAATTGCTTACCACGGAAACCAACTAAGATAGTGTTTTCAGTCATGTAAGGGTTCTTATATACAGTATAACGGCTATTGAAAGCACCAGCTTTTTGTACACCGAATGCATATTCCATATCTTCAGTACCACCAGCATTAGCAGCGAATCCTGGGATTGATTCTAAGATAGTAGATACAGTTGGAGATACTACCATAAAGTTAGCACCACCACGAAGAGTCAACTGATGAATCTTGTTACTGATCTTGTTAATCTTAGTACCAAGAGTTTGGAACCAAGCACCTTGAGTGTTGAAGAATCCTAAACTTGCAGTTGGTAAAGTAGTAGCTGTAGCAGTTACGTTATTAACAGCTGACCAGTACTCAGTATTAGTAGCTGGGGCACTTTCAATTAACATATCAAGAATTTCAAGATCAATCTCTAAAGAGATGTACTCACTCATGATGTTAGTCAATTCAGCTTCAGCATCCAAGTTTTGGTAAGCGTTCAAATCTTGTGCGAATTCAGGCGTCCAAGCAGCTTTTAACTTTTTAGTTTTAGCTGTGATAGCTTGAGATTGCATAGAAATGTTAATTTCTGGGATAGCAATTGCAGATGCACTAGCCGCGTTTGGAATGGCGTAAGTAGATCCATCTTCAAAATCACCACGGAATTGATCAGTAGTTTTCTTGTTGTAGAATAATGTGAAAGTGTAGTTACCACCAGCTTCTTGAGCACTACCTGTAAAATACATAGTGATAGTAGTACCAGCTGCGTTAATAGTAGTATAGTTTTGTAATAAGTTAGCTGGAACACCAAAAGTTGTACCAGAACCTGACGCTACAAATCCTCTAACACCATCAACATCAAATGAAGCTGAAGCAGCACCTAAAGCACCTAAAGTTAAAGTCCAAATTTGACCAGCTGCAACAGAAGCTGATAAATCAGAATCATATCCTAAAGCAGCCCATTGAGTTGTTTTTTCAGCGGCAGTTGAAGCAGATACATATCCTGAAGCAGATGTAAATACTGTAGCTGATGAAGCTGAGAATTGGTTAGTAGAGTAAGTGAAACGACCACCACCATACAAGCCACCAGCTGGGGCTGGAGTAGCAAATGGAGTAGCACTTCCTGTGTTACGGTTACCATATAAAGAACCACCGTTAGTGAATGGAGTCTTAGTAGTACCATATTGGAAATCTAAGAAGAATACAAGACCAGAAGGTAAGTTCATTGGTTGAACGCTAACGAATTCTTTCGCTGCGATAGCACCAAATACCTTACGTACTAATGGTAATGCGATCCCAGCCCAGTTTTCACCAGTTCCACCTGAAGTGAAGTAAGATCCTTGGCTAGTTTGAGAGCTCTCAACTACTAATTGCTTTGCTTGGTTTTCCAACATCAAAGCCATGTTGTTACGGTTGACATCCTCACCCAAACCTTCTAAAAGGCCAGTTTTAGACCACTTGTTAGCTAAACGAGCAGCGTCGCTTTGAAGTGATTTCCATGGGTTTGCAGATTCAACTAATGATTGAATTGTTTCCATTTTTTTAATTTATTGGTTTTAGTTTATTTTAAATTTAATTTTAATTATTTAAGTCCGGCTAATACTCTCATACGAGCAAAAGCATCATTTACTTCAATAATTGGTTGTTTTGTTTCGGCAGGAGCACTAATAGTTTTAGAAGCAGATCCTAATGATTCTTTAATGTTCTTTTTAGCAGATGCTTTTAAAGATTCAGTTAAAGTTTCATATACTAATTTTACTTCTTTTACTGTTTCAGCTTTGTCGAATGTATTTAAAACCTTTACTTTTTCAGATTCGGTAAGATTCTTAGCTTTGAAAATTTTGTTTGTATAAAGAAGTTTAGCGTTTAACAAGTTAACTTCATTAAGTTCAGAGCGTAATTCAGCAATTGTTTCTTCCATTTCCTTAGTATCAGTTTCTTTGATAGTTGGGATAGCTTTTTCAGCTGCATCTTTAGCTTTCACTATTTCAGCTTTAGCTGCTTCATCACCTCCTTTTGCTTTAGCTACTAATTGATCAGCTTTGTCTTTAAACTTATAGTATAAGAATGAACCTACAACTGTGGCAATTGGTAAACCAACACCTAAAATTGCTTGTAAAGGAGTTACATAGTCATCTACATATTCCTTAATAGGTTCTTCTTCTTCACCTAAGATTTCAGCTAAAAGCTCATCTAATTCAACTTCTTCACTTTCTTCTTCTTCACCACCCATATCATCCATGTCTTCCATGTCTTCAACTTCGGCTTCTTCTTCTTCAAAATTTTCTCCGGCTTCAATATTACCAGATTCAATTTCTTGACGTAATACTTTTAAGATAAGTTCTTCGATTTCTTCATCAGACATTTCTTCAAGCATTAAATCTTCTTCAAGTTTGTCTTCAGTTTCTTCTATTTTCTCATCTTCTTCATTTAAACCGTCAAGTTCAGCTAGGATTTCATCTAGATCAAAAGTTTCTTCTAATCCTTCTTCTTCCATGCTGTAGTTTTCAGTTTCCAACTCTTCTTCCATTTCATCCATTTCGTTCAATTTTTCAGCAAACATAGCTGTTAATTGTGGAGTGAAAGCTTCTTCAAGAGCGGCTTTTGCATTCGCGATAGCAGTTTCCTTGATGGTCTTAGCTTCAGCGATTGCTTCTTTAAGCATTTCTCTGTTCATTTTTTGTCCTCAAATAATTGTTTTGGAAATACGTTTATTAAGAAACGTAATAGATTTTTTATTAATTCATGCTACATAGTAGATTAGGGTAGCATATTTGAGCATACATATATATGGATTTATGTAAAGTCACTTTTTTATGAAAAAGAAATGCCTCTCTTTCGAGAGGCATCAGTCCTAAAATACTATTCTAGGAGAGGTTAAAATATTGGGCATGATCCATTAGCACATAATATGTCTGTGATAACAGAATTTACTTTTTGATACTTATTAATTTGTTGAGGTGTTTTAGATTCATTCATCATACCTACTTCTTTCATATATGAACCTGGGTTTGAAGGGGTTGATACAAAGTCCCAACATAATAACTCAAAGTCATCTTGTACTTCCATCATTTCACCCATTTGTTTTAATGAACCCATTCCACGTGATGAAACACCTACTGGTATATTATTTTCAAATAATGCTTTTAATATATTACCTGATGGTGTAGGTAGTATTTCAATTACTCCCATCACTTGGTCTCCATCCCACCAAATTTTCTTAATATTATGAGAAACGTTTTTTAAGTTAATAATAGAAGAATCGGGGTGGTCTAATTCGCCTAAAGCACGGTTTGCTTTAACACTCTCCATATACTTATCTATCT